CATTAGACCTAGACAAAATCATCATTTAGATAGCTGGAGATGGAGAGCACGTGGAAAATCAGCTGTTAATATTTACTTCAAAATATACAACTATTTAAGTGCTAGAAGAAAACTAAAGATAGATGAGGTATTGAAAAAATATTGTGAAGATGCTAATGGAAGAGAGAAGTATAAAAAATTAGAAGGAGTATTGAAAAATGTGGTTAAGCGCGATTAAAGTTGCAGTACAAGCTGGATCTAAAATATACGCAAATAGACAAAAAGCAAAAATGGCAATGTCAGAAGCACAATTACTACATGCTGAGCGACAAGCTCGTGGAGAAGAAGCTTACCAAGGTAAGTTACTTGAAGCTAGACAATCGGACTGGAAAGACGAATTCGTCTTGCTTATATTAAGCGCTCCAATAGCTGTGCTTGCTTGGGCAGTTATATCTGACGATCCATCTGCGATGGATAAGGTCAAAATTTTTTTTGATCATTTCCAGTCACTCCCATCTTGGTTTACAAACCTGTGGATTTTAGTAGTGGCAAGTATTTTTGGTATAAAAGGTACACAGATATTTAGAAACGGTAAAAAATAATTATGATTCAAGGCGATAGTGATGATTATGCACTATTAGAAAAGTGGTCAAAAGATTTTGATTGTGCTGGATATTACTCTGTAGAAATTGGTATACGACAAGGCCAAGGCTCTAAAACAATAATGGATAATGTGAAAAATAATTATCTTCATATTGGCGTAGATCCTTACGGTGATTTAGATTATCAACATTTTGACAATCAACAAGACTTCTCATGGGAGGGGTGTGAGAAAGGGAAAGCTCCTACATACTCTAATCAAATGAGAGATCAAATGATTAAAGATTTTTCAGAGTACAGTAGAAGAGGTAAATTTCATTTTGCTAATATGAAAGATACTGATTTTATGCAGCACCCTGTGTATTCAGGTCTAAAATACTCATTCATATTTTTAGATGGACCACATACAACTAAAGATGTTTTATCAGAAGCTGTATGGTTTGCTAGTAGATCTACTGAAAAAGCAAGAATTATATTTGATGATTACCTATATTATAAGATGGATTTAATAGAAGAGTGCTTATCTTACTTTGGATTTAAACAATTAGAAAGAGGGAAAAACAAATTTTGTATGGAAAAAAATGGCAATTGATACTACATCTAACGATATAATAAAAAAATTAATTAATAGACGAAAAGATAGACTTAAAGAAACTTTGGTCAGAGATGTTGACAATGTTAATGACCTTCACTATATTAGAGGACAGATCAAGTCACTTGATGACT